GACTCCGCGACCCTCTCGGCCGCGAACGCCTATGCCGACAGCGTGACCGTCGGCGGCTCGTACGTCCCTGGCGGCACCGGCTCGACGTCGCGACCGATCAACACGAAGGTCAAGGAAGTCGAAGTCAGCGTGCTCGACTACGGCGCCGATCCGACTGGCGTGGCCGACTCGACGACTGCGTTCGCAAACGCGATCGCCTCGGGCGCGTACCGCATCCACGTCCCGACCGGCACCTACAAGGTCACCAAGCTCGTCGTCAACAAGTACGTCACGATCTACGGTGACGGTCGTACGCGGTCGATCGTGAAGATCACCACGACCACCGACCACGGCATCGACGTCCTGGGCGACTCGGCGTACTACGCCAACGGTGACGACTCGAACGTGATCCGCTTCGAGCGCATCCAGTTCAAGTACACCGGCACGGGCCAGGCCGCCGACAAGCACGGCATGATCTGTCGAGTGAAGACGATCACCGACGAGGTCTTCGTCAACGGCTTCACGCACTCCGGCATCATCACTGACACCTGGCAAGGTGACACGTTCTCGTCCGACGCGGGGATCAACCCCGGTGACAACCAGAAGTCGCCGTTCTTCATGGAGTTCCGCAACACCTGGTCGAAGAACTGTGGCGACTACGGAATGGAGATCCGGTTCGGCGCGAACGTCACGCAGATCATCAACTGCAACCTGGACAAGAACGGAATCAACGGCCTGTACCATCACACCGGCAACGGTCTGACGGGCACGCGGTTCCAGCCCTCGGCGACGTACGGCACGATCGTCATCGGCGGCCAGGCGTCCTACAACGGCTACCAGGGCTACAACTTCGCATCCGGCACCAACGTCTTCGCTGCTGGCATCTACATGGAAGGCAACGGCCGCGGCACGGGCACGGTTGCACACACCACGACCCAGTTCGATATCTCGATCAACGTCTCGCTGTCCACCATCATGATCGGTGTCGTCCCGAGCCCGAACTCGGCGCACATCGAGATCGTGGACCCGAACGATCGGACGCTGCTGGTCACCGTCGGTGGCGTGCAATACACCGCGCGCTCCGGTTCGATCTCGCGGCTGGCGTCGACCGCAACGCTCGCCCAGGTCATCACCAAGGTCAATCAGGTGATGGACAACCTGGCGGCCGCCAAGGTCACCGCGGGTTAACCAGAGGTCCCCTGCGGGGGACCTTAGCCCACCCGCTACCACCGTACCGACCCCCTCCCTCCGTGGCCCTCCTGGGGCCACTGGGGGCCTTGGGGACACCATTCCCGAGGAGCAATGACCCAAACCTACCCTGACTGGGTCCAGACCGAGTCCGAGAAGAAGCTCTACGACGACTTCCGGTACTTCCTCTGGTTCCTCCTGAAGCACCTGAAGAAGAAGGCGACGCGACGCCAGTACCAGGTCGCGCTGTGGCTCCAGTACGGGCCGCGTCGGCGCATGGTCCAGGGCTTCCGTGGCCTGGGCAAGTCGTGGATCACGAGTGCCTTCGTGCTCTGGCTGCTGTACCGCAACCCCCAGGAACGCATCCTGGTTGTGTCTGCGAACGAATACAAGGCGACCGAGTTCGCCACCTTCACCCGTCGACTGATCGACGAGGTGGAGATGCTCCACTTCCTGCGCCCGCGCGCCGGCCAGCGTGACGCCACGATGGCGTTCGACGTGGGCCCCGCGGATGCCGCGCAGGCCCCCTCGGTTCGAGCCGCGGGTATCTTTGGTCAGATCACGGGCGGCCGCGCGACCACCATCGTCGCCGACGACGTCGAGGTCCCGAAGAACTCGCTGACCCAGGTCATGCGCGAGAAGCTCGCGGAGGCCATCAAGGAGTTCGACGCGGTCGTCGTCCCGATCGACGAAGGCGGCCAGATCGTCTACCTGGGCACGCCGCAGACCGAGGAGTCCATCTACCGGGCACTCCCGGAACGTGGCTACCAGATCCGCGTGTGGCCCGCGCTGTACCCGACGGCGGACCAGGCGGCCGGCTACAACGGCACCCTGGCGCCGGACATCGTGTCCGAGCTGAAGGCCAACCCTGGCCTGGTCGGGCGCACCACAGACCCCGAGCGATTCTCCGATCTCGACCTGGCGGAACGCCGGGCGTCCTACGGCGGCGCCGGCTTCGCGCTCCAGTTCATGCTCGACACGTCGCTGTCCGACGCGGAGAAGTACCCGCTGAAGACCGGCGACATGATCTGCATGGACCTGGATCTCGAACAGGCCCCCGGCAAGCTCGTCTGGACGTCGGACCCGCGCAACGCCATCACCGACATCGACAACCTCGGCTTCACCGGCGATCGCCTGTACCGGCCGATGCACATCGCGCCGACCATGCTCCCGTACGACGGCCGGCTGCTGATGGTCGACCCGTCCGGCCGAGGCAAGGACGAGACCGCCTACATCGTCCTCTACTCGATGGCGGGGATGCTCTTCGTCCAGGCGGCCGGCGGCTTCAAGGACGGCTACGGCGAGAAGACCCTCCAGGGCCTCGCGAACCTCGCGGCGGCCCACAAGGTCAACATGGTGCTCGTCGAGTCCAACATGGGCGACGGCATGTTCAGCGCGCTGCTGAAGCCGTACCTGACGAAGACCTGGCCCGTGGGGATGGAAGAGGTGCGCTCGACGGTGCAGAAGGAGCGCCGGATCATCGACGACCTGGAGCCGGTGCTGAATCAGCATCGCCTGGTCATCGACGCCAAGGTCGCCCGCGCCGACGCCGCGGATGGCGTGATGTCGCTCCTGTACCAACTCACGCACATCACCACCGACCGCGGCTCGCTGAAGCACGACGACCGCGTCGACGCCCTGGCCCACGCGGTGCGCTACTTCCGCGATCGCCTGACGCGCGACGCCCAGTCGGCTGAACAGGAACACCTGGACAAGCTGCGGGAGGACATGCTCCGCGAGTTCAGGGCAAAGTGGTATGGGGGCCCCCCCAAAAAAGCCGGCTTTCTGTCCACCAACCGAGCCGTTCGACGTTAAACTGAAGTGCCGTCCAGGTGTCCGGTTTCCTCCTTTCCTGATGGATTGGTCTCCCTTGGTCGGGGATGGAGCCGGCCCTGGGCGGCACTACGTTCCACATGGAACCCGTCCCTTCGGGGAGACCACCCCCTTCGGGGGATTGACACCTCACAGACACTATGATACGCGCGTGCGTGTGCGCGCGCCCTTTAGTTTCTATATAGGGGACACTGAAGGGTCCCTACGGTGTAACCAGGAAGGTTGTTCCTGTGGTGGTGGGCTAGGGGAACCATCTGGATCACTCCAGGTCTCCTCTGGTCCCCTTCAGGGAACGCTCTACACGGCGCACCGATCCCCTCCCCGCTACCACCGTACCGGCCCCCTCCCCAGGTGCCCCTTGCAGGGCCACTCAGGGGCTAGGAGAGGGCATCGCGGAGCCCATCGAACAGTCCCTTGGCGACCAACAGGGCCACCAAGGTCCATCCGAGGGCATCCCAACGTCCGAAGAAGGGCCGGCGGGTACGCATGGAGTCGAACTCTGGTGGTCCCCTGGTGGACCTGGGGTGAACCTGGCGGGGGAGGGTCCCCGATTTGGTAC